ACGACCCCCGGCGCCGCGGGTGACCTGGGCGTGTTCGACACCACGGCCAACAAGTTCCTCACCGCCGTGGCCTCCGCCCCGGCCTCGGGCCAGTATGTCCCCGCGACCGCCTCGGGCGTGGTGACCTTCAACGCCACCGACAACACCCACATCATCCAGGTGAGCTACGGCTACACCGCGGCCGCCGTGGGCACCACCCTGCAGTTGAACAACCAGGCCATGGGTTACAACACCACCTTCGGCCTGCGGCTCTTCAACAACTACGCCGCCGCAGCTCAGGGCGCGAACATCGCCGCCGCTGCGGGCATCTTCCTCCCCGTCGTCACAATCCCCAAGCTCTCCCTGGCCTTCAAGAACACCGGGTTCACGGAGAAGAGCGTGGACTTCGAGGCCTCTGCGAACGCGGCCGGCCAGGTCGTCACGCTCTGGACGGGCAACTGATCATGGTCGCCCTCCTTGGCAAGCCCCTCTCCCCACTCACCTACGGCCAGACCAAGGCGAACAGGAGCGTCATCGACGCGCTCACCGCCACTGGTTTGGACCTCGACGCCCGTATCGAGGCGGCCATCGCCTTCCTCAGGGTGGTCACCCCCGATGCGGACTTCGACGCCGCGACCCCGGGCGAACTCATGAAGGCCGCCACGGACCTCTACATGGCGACCTTCTACCGCCCGGAAGACGCAGCTCCAGTTCCTCAGAACCCCTGAACTGGGGCCGCCTCACAGGGCTCATCGTCACGACCACGGGGTGGACCATCCGCGAGCTGGATGCAACCCCGTGGTCGGAGGTAGCGGACCTCCTGGACTACTGGGAAGAGTGCCCCCCGCTCCACCTGATGGTCAAGGGCTACCTGGGGATCGAAAGCCCTGAAGACGATGACCACCGCGTCATGACGCCCGAAGAAATGCAGGCCTGGATCCAACAGTTGCAGGGGTAGCAATGTCTGATCAAGAAGTTGCCGTAAAGCTCAGCGCAGACGTGAAATCCCTTCTCCAGGGGATGAAAGACGCACAGGAGCACACCGAGACGGCCGTTGCGGGCATGAAGGGGGATCTGGGCTCGATGATCGAGTCCTTTGAACACTTCGGCGCCGGCGCTTTGGCCATCGGGGCCCTGGGTCTGGCTTTGGAAGGGCTCAAGGAAGGCGTCGCCACGATCAACGAGGCGGTGCATGCGACGGACGAGATGGCCCGGTCCTTCGAGACCCTGCACATGCGGACGGGCGCCAGTTACGAGGACCTGACGGTCTACAAGAACGCCATGGTGCTGACCGGCGGCTCCATGGACGATTTCTCGGGCCTCCTGACGGGCCTGGCCCGGAAGATGTCCGCGAACAGCGAAATCTACATTGCCAACGGCATCGCTGCGAATAAGAACGCGCTCGACCACCAGGACCTCATGGTGACCTTGGCCAAGTCGGTGAAGGTTATCGCTGGCATCGAGGAGCCAGGGCGCCGCGCCGAGATGGCCATCGCCCTGCTGGGTGGGCGCGCTCAAGGCATGCTGCCTCAGATCATTCGCATGAACGAAGTCATTGAGAAGGATGGTGTCGAAGGCCTGAAAAAGCTCGGCATGCAGATGGACGAGGTTGCTGAGCAGAAGATGAAGAAGCTCGAGCACACCGTCGGCACCACCAAGCTGGCCATCGAGGCGATGGACCAGAAGCTGGCCGACTCCGGCCGGGGGTGGGCCAATTGGGGCAACCAGATCCACCTGGCCTGGCTGCGCGTGCTCGACGTCGTCACCCTCGGCGATGGCGAACTGCCCGATACTCCGAAGCCCGGCGAGTCCAAAGATGGGCATGCAGGTGGCGGCGAGGGGGGTAAGGACGGCGGCGGGACCACCACGCCAGGCGGCGTTACCCCCAAGGAGTTGGAGGCCCGCAAGAAGGCCCACGAGGACCGCATCACCATCGCCCGGGCCACAGCTGCCGAAGAGTTGAAGATCGCCGCCGAGAACGTCGATGCCGTGATCGCCGTCGATAAGCACCTGGTGGCCATGGAGGTCGAGGACTTCGACGATATGATCGCCACGGCCAAGGAGGGCGCCCAGATCAAGCTAGAGGCCCAGCAGACAGCGGCTGCCAAGGAGATCAAGCTCGCCGAAGGCAACGCTGTCCTGATCGCCGGGATCAAGAACAAGTTGGCCGATGATGAGCGGAAATTCACAGCGACCATTGCGGCCCTGAACGACGAGGCTGAGAAGCACTGGAAGGAAACCGAGGACAAGAAAGCCAAGGAAGCCACTGCCGTTCAGAAGATTGTCACCACGGGGGCCCTGAATGCCTCCAAGGACGAGTTGGCTGCCCAGAAGCTCGCCCTCGAGGCCCGGGTGTCCATGGGGCAGATCACCGTCCAACAGGAGATGGCCCAGCGGAAGGCGCTGCTGGCCGCCGAAACTGCTCTGGATGTGCAGTACCTGCAGGACGAGCTGAAGCAGGCCAATCTCACGTTGACGGCCCGGGCCACCATCGAGGAAAAGATCCTCGCCCTCAAGCGGAAGACCGCCCTGGAGACGACCAAGTTGGAACAGGCCGCCGTGGCGGCGTCCAAGGCTCGCTGGGATGGGTTCTTTCAGTCGATGACCGGGGGTGCCGACAGCGCCGTCCAGGGACTCGTGAAGGGCACCATGACCTGGGGCAACGCCTTCAAGGCCGTCACCGACCAGGCGCTCACCGGCTTGATCAGCTTCTTCGTGCGCTGGGGCGAGGAGGAGGCGATCAAGTGGGCCACATCGCTGGCCATGGGCGAGACCGGCCGCGTGACGGAAGCCGAGGGCGCGGCCGCGGTCTACGCCATCAATGCCATGGCGTCCGTGGCGGCCATTCCCATGATCGGCTGGGCCATGGCCCCCGGGGTTGGCGCCGAAGCCTATGGGTCTGGTCTCGCCTTCGCTGGATTGGCTTCGGCGGCTGGCGGCTGGGAGCGCGTCCCTTCCGACCAGCTGGCGCAGATCCACAAGAACGAGATGGTGCTGCCCGCCCACATCGCTGAGCCGGTGCGCCAGATGGCTGCGCGGGGCGGTGGCGGCGGGGACGTCCACTTCCACGGGACGAGCGCCGGCGGCTTCTTCATCGCCCACCAGAGCGAGTTGATTGCCGCGCTGCGGTCGGCCAACCGGAATGGGAGGATCGGGTGACCGCCATCTTCCCATCCTCGCTGCTCTGCTTCGGCATCGGGGTGAAACGGTCCGCGGTCTGGTCCACCCTGGTGCAGACCAGCGTCAGCGGCAAGGAGACCCGGGCGGCATTCCAGAGCACGCCCCGCTGGCGCTATGAGATCCCGGTACCCTTCGCTCGGATTTCTGGCTTCAGCGTCCAGACCGTGACCAACGAGATGGCCACCCTCCAGGCGTTCTTCCAGGCCGCGCAGGGGCAACTCAACTATTTCCTCTACACCGACCCATTCAGCAACACGGCGGTCGCGCAGAACATCGGCACAGGCACGGGCGGTGCCGGACAGACCACCCAGATCGACGACATCGAAGGCTTCCCGATCTTCGACTTCAACGGCACGCCCGCGCTCTACGTGAATGGTGTGCTGAAGACCCTCACGACCGACTACACAGTCAGCGCCACGGGCCTGGTCACCTGGGTCACGAACCCCGGCAACACGCTCCCCATCACCTGGTCCGGGAGCTACTACCGTCGCTGCCGGTTCGAGACCGACGAGTGGGAGATGGAGCAGATCGTCAACCTGGTCTGGGGCAACGCCAGCCTCAAGCTCATCAGCGTGAAATAGGTGCGCGCCGCCTCTGGATCCCTCATCAGCGCCCTGAACAACGGGGCCGTGTTCCTCGTGGCGAACTGCTACACGATCAAGCTCCGGGGCGGCTCGATCTACCGCTGGACCAGCTGCGACATGAACCTCACGGTGGGCGGGAACCTGTTCACCTGCCAGGCCGACCAGTCCACCTCCCAGCCGGGCATCAAGCGGGGCACCATCCGGCACGCCCGGGGCACCGAGGTCCAGACCTGCGAGATCACCCTCACCAGTGGCCAGACCGTGCAGATGGGCGGGGTGAGCCTGCCGCTCTTCGCGCACAATGGCGGCTTTGACGGCGCCCAGGTGCTGGTGGAGTGGGTGCCGATGGGCCCGGGCGGCTGGGGGGACACGAGCCTCGGCAGCGTGGTCATCTTCCAGGGCAGTGTGGCGGCCGTCAGCCCCAGCACCACGGGCGTGGTCCTGGAGGTCAAGGACTTCAAGGAGCTCCTGGTCGCCCAGATGCCCCGCAACATCATCCAGAGCAGTTGCGCCAATGCCTTCGGGGACGCGAACTGTGGGAAGTCCCTCGCCGGGCTCACAGTGGCCGCGCCGATCACCAGCGCGCCGAGCAGCACTGGATTCACCGCATCATCCCTGGCCCAGGCCACGGGCTACTTCAACCTCGGCACGGTCACCTTCACCTCCGGCGTCTGCTCCGGCGCCACCAGGGCCGTCTCGGGCTTCACCTCCGGCGGCATCGTCACGCTGGTCACCCCGCTCCCGGCCGCGCCCTCGGTGGCGGACACCTTCACCATCACGCCCGGCTGCGACAAGCAGTGGAACACCTGCAACACGAAGTACGCGAACTCGACCCACTACCGCGGCTGCCCGTGGGTGCCTCCGCCTGAGACCACGGTGACCGGATGATCATCTCGCTGATGCAGGACGCCCAGGACCAGCTTGCCCACCTGCCACTCGAAGAGCAGCAGGAGCGCCTGGCCGTGGTCCAGGAGGCCCTCTGCTGGCTCGGGACGCCCTACGAGCACCAGGGCCGCGTCATCGGCGCCGGGGTGGACTGCGGGCAGTTCCTGGCGGCCGTGTTCGAGGACACCAATGTCATCCCCAAGACCTCCATCGAGGACTACCCCCACGACTGGCACCAGCACCGCACCGAGGAGCGCTACCTGGAGACCGTCGAGCGGCGGGCCCACCAGGTGGACCGGGTCCCGCTGCCGGGGGACATCATCCTCTACCGCTTTGACCTGGCCATCTCCCACGGCGCCATCGTGGTGGCCTGGCCGCAGATCATCCACAGCTACATCCGCCTGGGCGTGGTCCTCGATGAGGGCGTGCGCAACCATGTGCTGCGCAAGGCCCAGGTGGGCATCTGGTCCATCTGGGGAGGTGCCTGATGGGCGGCAAGAAGAACAACGCCACCACCGACCAACAGATTGCCGGGATCCAGGTCCAGACCTCCATCTATGGCCAGCCCATTCCCCTCGTCTACGGCACCACGCGCCTCACGGGGAACTTGATCTTCGCCCCGCCCTCCGGCTTCGTGGCTACCCCGCACACGACCACGCAGAGCAGCGGCAAGGGCGGTGGCAGTTCCAGCTCGAACACCACCTACACCTACAACGCCTTCGTGATGGTGGTCCTGTGCGAGGGCACCATCGGGAGCATCAACCAGGTCTGGAGCGCTGGGGCACTGGGCTCGCTCAGTGGCTACGGCTTCACCTTCACTGCCACCGGCACGCGGCCCCAGACGCCCTGGGCCACCCTGACGAGCCATTATTCGACCCAGGCCGCGCCCTACAGCGGCATGGCCTGTGTGGCGGCCGCCAGCCTGCCCCTCACGAACTCCGCGGCCATCCCCAACTTCAGCTTTGAGACGGTGGCCCTGTTCGCCACCCAGCAGGATCCGAACGCCCTCAGCGCCTACGACGCGCTGCCCAGCGACATCATCGCGGACTTCCTCACCAACACCTACTACGGCGTGCCAGGGCTCACCTCGTCCATGCTCGACGTGACCGGGATGACCACCGGGGCGGCCAGCTACAAGACCTACTGCCAGGCCTGCGCGTTCACCCTCTCGCCCAGCTTCGACAGCCAGAAGAACGCCAGCAACCATCTGCAGGACATCCTGGACGCCACCAACTCCGAGCTGATCGGCCACTCCACCGCGACGGGCATGGTCCTCCAGGTGATCCCCTACGGGGACGTGGCGATCACGGCTAACGGCGCAACCTACACCCCGAACACCACGCCGATCTACAACCTCGGCTACGACGACTTCATCACCAACGGGCCCACCGATCCGGTGAAGATCACCCGGGACAGCACCCAGGACGTCTTCAACTGCGTGCCGGTGGAGTACCTGGACCGGCTCAGCGCCTACAACACCAACGTCCTCCAGATGCCCGACCCCGTGGACGTGGCGCTGAACGGCATGAAGGTGGACTCAGCGAAGACCCTGCACGCCATCTGCCGGGCCGCGCACGCATCGAACCTCTCGCTGATCCTGAGCCAGCGGAACGTCTACATCCGGAACGGCTACCAGTTCAACCTGGGCCTGAAGATGATGCTCCTGGAGCCAATGGACCTGGTGAACCTCAACGAGCTCATCATCGGCTTCGTCAACAAGACCGTGCGCATCGCTGCCATCGACATCCCGGGCGAGGACTCAGAGGCCCAGGGCATGACCTTCACCTGCGAGGAGTGGCCCTTCGGAGTGGCCAACGCGGCTCTTTACACGCCCCAGACGCCTGCGGGGACCTCACCCAACGTGAACGTGGACCCGGGCGCATGCTCGGCCCCGCTGTTCTTCGCGTCCCCGGCCCTGTTCGCCAACAGCCGCTATGAGGTCTGCATATTCATCGGAGGCGGGGCGAACTGGGGCTCTGGCGACGTCTACATGAGCACCGCCGGCTCGACCTATGCCAAAGCCGGATCCGTTACCGCCCCGGCCCGCTACGGCACTCTCACGGCTTCCCTGGCGGCCTACGCCGGCGGAACCGCCCAGGACAACACGAACACGCTCTCCGTGGTCCTGGTGAACGGCGGGGTGCTCTCCAGCATCGACAACGCCTCGGCCTCCAACGGCATGAACATCCTCTGGGTCGATGGGGAGATGATCAGCTACCAGACGGCCACGCTGACCAGCCCTGGGAACTACAACTTGACCGGGCTCTACCGTGGGCTCTATGGCACCTCGCCGGGCTCGCACATCTCCGGGGCCAGCTGGGGCCGCTGCGACACGGCCATGCTGCGCTACGCCCTCACGCCGTTGCAGGTCGGGGTTCTGTTCTACGCGAAAGTTCTGAGCTTCAACCTCTGGGGCGGCGGCGGCCGCACGTTGTCTGGCGAGACGCCCTATTCCTATACCCCGGCGCCCCAAGCCCTTCCAGTCCCCACCAGCGTCACCCTCGCGTTCACGCTCTCGAAACCCGCTTAGGAATCTCACATGGTCCAGATGAGGACGGTTGACGACGACTCCGGTGGGACTTCCCCGAACGCCGGATCTAGTGGTGGGCCCGCCGCGATCAATCCTGGCTGGCTCGACATCAACTGGGTGTTCCCGACGAGCATGGAGTATCTGATTCTGCACTTCGAAGTGATCGCCTACACGGGGTATGATCCGACCGATGGGTCCACCTACCTGTTCCAGCCCGTGAAGGTTCCCGCGAACATGCGACGCCTTGTGAAGTCGATCCTCCCCAAGGCCACCCTCGCCACAGTGAACGCTTCCGTAAGGGCGGTGTATGCCTAATTCCAACTGGTCCAACTCGAGCGCCCCTGTTTCCGCGACCGCTCAGATCACCGACCTCGCTTCGCTGGGCGGTAGCTGGGTTCCGGGCACGGCTCTGTCTGCCACTACAGGCGTCTTCTCTGGCTTGCTCACGGCTGGCGCTGGGTTGGCCGTCACAGGTGCCGCCACCTTCTCCTCATCCGTCTCCATGGGTGCGCTCACGGCAACGGCTGGTATCACGGGAGCAGCGGTAAAGTCTGTCTACTCTGGGGGCGCGGGTGTCTTTGCGATTTCAAGTCCGAGTCAGCTTATCATGCAGATCGAAGATGGGACCAACTCTCGCATCTATGCGGTGGGACCAAATGCCACGACCAAGGGTGTGTTGGCCTTCTATGTCACCACTTCTAATAACACCTACATTCAGTCCCTATACCTTGACGCCGCTGGTGGGACCACTGTCAACGCGCTCACGGCTACCACTGGAACATTCTCCGGTGCCGTCTCCATGGGTGCGCTCACGGCTACTACGGGATTCTTTTCATCCTGGGTTTCTGCCGTGGGGAGTGTCAATGTCACAGGTGCCTGGGCAGGGATCAATCTTGGTGGCAAACCTCTTGCGTTCTCAGACGGTGTGCAACACTATTTCTATTCCCCAGGTTCCGGTGGGTTCATCTTCCGCAATGCGGCAGATACCGCCAGCTTGTTTTCAGTCAATGACACTGGCGCAGCCACCTTCGCCTCCAATGTAACAGCACCAGGATTTATACCAACATCTACAACATTAGATTTATCAAGTTTAGACCAAGCAACTTGGTATCCGGTTACATTTTCTGTTAACCTCGAAAGAAGAACCAGATTTAGAATTAAAGTTGCATTGGACTCTGGGACAGTCCCAACTTGGTCAACTCATCCTAGTGGGTTTTCAGTAATATGCGATTGGACTTGTAATGGTTCTGGCTGGGGAACTTTAGGGATACAAAGAACTATTCATAGCTATGAACATGCCTGGTCTACTGTAAGTCCAGTAGGTGGCTTAGATCAAATGAGCAACTCTAGTTTAGAAGTTGTTTATTTAAGGGGTGGTGGAAAATACTTCTTTGAATCAGATTATTTAGCCATCATGCCAACCATTCAAACTGCTACCTATACAATCAATTCTCAAACTGTTTCTCCCACTACAGCCATCATAAACAATGTATTTAGTGCTGCCACAAGTAGTGTAGGCATTGGTGCGCTCACGGCTACCACTGGAACATTCTCCGGTGCCGTCTCCATGGGTGCGCTCACGGCGCAGAGCACCAATGTCACAGGGTTGGTTCTGTCGGGTCAAGCTGGCCTCGGTCTTGGCGGGATCGGAGGGGCCTACATCCAGGGGAAGGCTGGGTCCAGTTATGACTTCAGCGTGGTTACTCCTGCTGGGTCGGGGTATGTGCTTGGTGTACCAACGGGCACCACAGATGTCAGCTTCCTCGGCAGCATCCAACTGGCTGCATCAAAGGGCCTCGCCATCGCGGATGGTGCGCCGGGGACCACAACCGGAAAACTTTATTCCGTATCTACTCCAGTAGCCAACACGCTGATGTGGAACGGATCCAAGGTGATGACCATTGGAACCGTAGGCCAGGATCAGGCAACCCTCCAGGCAGCGATTGGAATGGCGGTTGCTCCACTTGTCGGAACCATTGCCCAGCGGACGGCCTACTCGGTTCCCACTGGCACCCTCCCTTACTGGTATGCCACGGATGAAACCGCGCCGGATGGTCAGCTTGGCACCCTGCGTCTGTGGTCAGGTTCTGCATGGGGGTCAGCGGCAACACCTTCAACCGTAGTTGGCCGGGTCATCGCTGGCACTATCGCGGCGGGTGCGGTATCTACTCAGGCACTCGCGGCGAACGTTGTCACCGCCGCCAAGTTGAATGTGTCCGACATCAACTCCGCTGGCACACTCACGGTAACTGGCGCACAGATCACCATAAATGGCTCCACCACCTTCACGGGCGGAATGTCTACGACTGGCTTGGTCGGGGCCATCAACGGCGGGTCCACGAACATCAACGGCAGCAGGGTGGTCATCACTGGCGCCTCTGGCATCGTGGGTGCTATCAACACGGCCAACGGGGGCAGTAACACGACTACGATTGATGGCGGGTCTATCACGGCCTTGTCCATCACCACCGGGCTTTTGGCCGCCAACTCCATCACCGCTGCGAAACTGGAATCTACATTAGTCATTTCAAACCTTATCAAGTCAAGTGATTACACTGAGTCATCTAGCGTCCCCACGGGGGGCTTCAAGATGGATTCAGCGGAGGCCACTTACAAATTCAAAGCTGGAGCAGGGTGGCTCGGGACTGCTTTGAAGATAGGTTCCGGAACTTACACGCTAAATGATATTGGTGTGCGGGCGATCGCGGGTATTGACGCAACGGGCCTTACTTCAACTGATGTCATTTGGTGGCGCGGAAATAACGACACTACTAACAACGCTGGTGCTCCAATTATTCTAGACCCCATGTATTCAAGAGATCAATACTACAATGTGGGGGACCGAGTTATTGCTGGAACCGCTAGCACTCCTGCTTACAATACGGGCAAGGCAGTCTACGAATGCACGACGGCTGGGCTGTCAATTAGAATGGGACAAGGAACTGCGACCCCGGCGGCATGGAATAGTGGAACCGCCTACAATGCTGGAATGCCAGTATCTTTTAGCGGAAACATCTTCTTATCGTTAAAGGCCAGCACCAATGTCACTCCCGTAGTTACGGCGAACTGGTCAAGTGGAACGACCTACGCCGCAGGGGATCAGTGCTATGCCAACAGCGCCATCTATTACTCCTTACAGGGATCTAATACAAATCACACGCCCCCATCTCCTTCTGCAGTGCAGGATTCTTGGTGGGCCGTAGGATATAACCCCAACGGCTATTGGATAGATGGCGGGGCGCTTGTCTATCAAGGTGCTTACTCGGGCGCTACCACCTACACCACCGGACAGACTTGTTTATCCAACAGCCGTGTGTTCAAAAGTATTTCTGGTTCAACAGGACAGGCCCCGCCCACTTCCGGAAACAATACTTATTGGACAGATCTTGGTAATATGTATTGCCCGCAGGGAACGCTTCGTGCAACTGATTCATACGTGGATGGTGCAGCCAAGTGGAAGTGTGTAGGCTGGATGTGGGGCGATGTTTCATCTCCTGGAATTCATGCGTGGGTTCGTAATACGACTTATGCCGTTGGCGATCTAGTGTGTTCGGACAATACCTACGGTGGCAGTCAGGGATATACCGGGATCATCAATAGCATCTACGGAAATCCTTTAGGGGCTGCGGCTATAAGTGGGCTGGCTTACTGCGGTTCTAGAATTTATCGGTGTGTTACCGCTGGAACAACCAGCGCTATCAGCTATGGCCCATCTGGAACTGGCACAGGTATAACGGACAATGCGGCTGTCTGGGATTATTGGTCTGAGAATACTGGTCCTGAAGATAGACTTCAAATTTGGGGCATAAGCGTAGATACTCCAGGTTCAGGGTTTCAATGGGAAGCACGAATTCAACCAAAGACTAACAGGGATAACTTAGACGCACTAACCCACCTTGAAGTTGAAATCCGTGGAACTGATGGTGTCTGGTATGGACATGATGTAGTTCCTTACCAAACCAATGTCGCGCTACCTAGTAGAAAATACTATTCTACTAATCCGGTAAACCACATCTTGAATATGACCAGGACTATGTTTGAGTTCAAGGCCCCAGGTATCAACAACGGCTACCTGTTTCCTCAAGGATCTCCATATGGTGTTAGCGGAAAACTTCGCGTCAGGCTGCATAATGTCTATGGTGCATCCGATGCCATTGACTTAGTGGCGTGGAATGCGGTCAATACTGTGCCAACTCCGTATGCGAACAATATGTCTGTCGTAGTGCAAAAAGGCGGAGGAAGCCAAGGATGGCACCACTGCCCTGAAGGTTGGGTCAAGGTCACAACCATGCGCGGGGATATTCGTGCTGATGAAGTAGTGCCCGGTGACAAGGTTCCTACCTTCCATGAATCAACTGGAGAATTTGGTGTCTATCGCGTGTCTGCGGTTGAACGATCACAGAGTGAAACTGTTATGCTGGAACTTCGTAAAACATTCTCCGATGAAACTTCGGTAATTTGTGAACTAGCCTTTGCTCTTAATCACAAGGTGCTAAGGAACGGGATGTGGGAATCACTTAGCAACATTCCCAATGGCACCATTCTTCAATCTACTGATGGAACTAAGTTGGA